TGGTGCAACTGGTGCTATCGAAGTTGTTCTACCTCCTCAAGGTGGTCATGGTTCTGATCACGAGACCGAACTCAACGGTAAGCGTGTAATGACCAACATCCGCCTAACCTACGCAGAAGGTTCTGGTGACTTCCCTGTAGATAACGACTTCCGTCGTATCGGTATTATCAAAGATCCATTCAACTGGGGAACTACAACTTTCGCAACCTCTGATACTCTATCGGGTCTCAAGGCAGTCAAGATCACTGGTGCAACTGCTGATTACATTCCTGACGAAAAAATTTCTCAGACTGTATCTGGTGGTACTGCATACGGCACAGTTGTTTCTTGGACACTCGACAGTGGTTCAACCACCGCTGGCGTTCTCAAGTATATCCAAACCAACGATGCTCACACTGATCAAGGTGTTGTAAGAGCATTTGAGAGCAATGGTGCTAACGCAATTTCTGGTGTGCAGTCTGCTGCTGCTGGTAATGTTGAAACTGGATATAGCAACACTCTCCTAGGTTCAACCTTCACTAACGGTCTAGCAGCTCCTGAGATTGAGAACAACTCAGGCGACGTTATCTACATTGAGAACCGTCGTCTAATCACTCGTGCTCCTGACCAGATTGAAGACATCAAACTTGTTATTGAATTCTGATTCAAAACAGACAAAAACAGTCCTCCCAGCGATGGGGGGATTTTTTTTATCTCTACTAAATACTAGAGACTAGATACTAGTATTTGGCGGAGTACGATGCCTCAGAAGACTAACCTAAATGTAAATCCTTATTATGAGGACTTTGACGCGAGTAAGAATTTTTATAAGATTCTTTTCCGTCCTGGTTACTCTATTCAAGGTAGGGAACTAACTCAGCTACAATCAATTCTTCAGAACCAAGTTGAAAGCTTCGGTAAGTATGCTTTCAAGCAAGGAGAGCTAGTTATTCCTGGAGAAGTTGGTCTCAATACAAAGTTAGATTTTGTAAAATTATCTTCCGTATCTGAAGTTGCTGTTTCAGAAGGAGATGATATTGTATATAAAAAGTATGATATCACACAGTTGGTTGGTCAACAACTTCGTGGTTTGACTTCTGGTGTTCTTGCGACTGTACTCTCCGCAAAATTATCAACCGAGTCTACTTCTGATACTCTGTTCGTAAGTTATCTGAACAGTGGTAACTCTAATGCAGAACCTACTTTCCGCCAAGGTGAAACATTGGAAGTTGTTGATGGAGTAAACACTCCTCTACTAGTCGTCGGAACTGATGGAAGTGTTCTTCCAACTAGCATCAATGTAACAAATCCAGATACTGGAGAAGTTACTGCGCTAGAAAGTCCTGCTATGGGATATGGTTCTGCTGTAAAAGTAGAAGAAGGTATCTATTTCATCAATGGGTATTTTGTACGTAATGATGAGCAACTCCTCGTTATCGACGAATACTACAATAAACCTTCCGCAAAAGTTGGATTTACAATCAAAGAAGAAGTTGTAACTCCTGAAGAAGATGCTTCTCTTTATGATAATGCAATTGGTTCTTCTAACTACACAGCACCTGGAGCACATAGACTAAAGATTAGTCTAGAGATCAAAGAATTTGCTCTCGATGCAATTACTGATAAAAACTTTATTCAACTTCTAACTGTATCCAGAGGTATTGTACAGAGAAAAGTATCTCCTGCAGATTATAGCATCTTAGAGCAAACTCTTGCAAGAAGAACTTTTGATGAAAGTGGTGATTATGTAGTACAAGATTTCTCTATTGATATTAGAGAGTATGCACAAAGAGATAATAATAGAGGTCTCTATGCTGCTGATGAATTTGATCTATACAATGGATTGACTGCTGGCGAAGCATCCAGAAAGATGATCGCTAGTATTGGTCCTGGTAAAGCATACATCAAAGGATATGAGATTGTCAACAAAGAAACCAAGTATCTTGAAATCAATAAAGCAAGAGAAAGTCTTAGCAGCGACAACGTAACTCTGAAAACAAAAGGTCTTCCTACTTTTAGTATTACCAATGTATTTGGTAGTGTTCCTCTCAACAAAGAAGGCGCAGATCTAACTGCATATCCAACTGTATTCTTATATTCCACATTCAATGATGGGTATGCTGGTCTATCTGGAACTGAGTTAGATTCTAACTATAGACAAACAAAGAGCAGAAGAGGACAATTCTTTGAGTCTTCCAATGATGTAACCAAAGATAGTAACTATGGTATCAAGACAATAACTGTACAAATTATTGATGCCACAATTCCTATTACTAGTATTGTTCCAGCAAATCTAGAGAATCTATTCCCCACACTTTATTATGTAAAAGTTAGAGGTGGAACAAACACTGTAGGAAGTCTTGAAGTTCTATCGTACTCAAAAGTTTTCAAACCACTAATCAACTCAGGAACTGATGAAGCATCTAGATTCCTTGAGGTTACTGTTGCTGGTCCTAAGAATGATCTAGATAAACTTCTTATCGAATATGACGAGACTTCCTTAGATGGAAAAATTAGAAAACTATTCATCACCGAAAATGACGCATTGGGCGATGAACAAGCAGGACTAGCTTCTACAGCGTTTGGTAGAATAGTAGATTATAGTGATACCATCACACCCGTAATCGGTACAGCAAAACCAAGCAACTTCTATCTTCAGGAAAGAGGTGTTGGATTCAATTCCGATTCTGATATCGTTCTTTCCAAAGGAACTCTAGAACAAGGTGGTGATGCATACACTGCTAAATTTGCACTGTCGTATCTAGATCCACAATTCTTTACAAAGATCAAACTTCAGAATGTACCACCCGATGGAACTTATGGAATTGGTACGTACATTTATGGTTTGACAAGTGGTGCTTATGGTGTTGTAGAAGGTGGTCCCAATGGACTATACTCTACTAACAAAACTTTATTTGTAAAGACACTGTTTGGTAAGTTTGTATCTGGAGAAACTCTCAAGGATGAAGCAGGAACTCTAGTCAAAATTGCTAGAGATAATACTATTTCACATTTTGTTGTTCAAAACAGAGGTTCTGGTTATCCAACTGGTACTAAAATTATTATTGATGGTGTTACTTACGAAAATGATCAGTTTGACGTAAAAATTTATTCTAATGCTGTTTTGAATATTGACAGTGAAATCTACAATATTGCTGTTGGAGATACTGATTTACTGGAATACACAAAACCACCTGTTGTCGCTTTTGACACTGGTGTATCTCAACCAGCTCTAGCAGCGGGAGTAGTTCCTGTTCTGCATAGAAACACGGTAACAACTTACACACCACAAAATGTAAAGTCTTTTGGATGTGGTTATGGTTCTGATGGAACGAACTACTTCACTGCTGATGCTGTAGTAGATGATAGAGATTTAGCAACTGTACAATCTGTAACTGATTTTACTTTCTTTGGAACTAAGGGAACTAAATTCCTTGAGTCTACGAGTTTTAGTGCAGATGCTAGCAGCATTGTTCAGCAAGGAGATCTAATTCAATTCTCTGATGCATCTAATAATGTTATTAGAGCAATTGTTCAATATGCAACTACACAAAAAGGATCTTCTAAGACAAGAATTTATATTGACGAAACTTTGTATGATGATGTAACTAGCACTAGTGTAGTTCTTTTGCGTCCTAGAGTACAAAATCCAAACTCTGGAACTCTATTGTTCCCAACTGGAAGCAAGCAAATCCAAAAGATTTCTGCTGGTAACGATGATACTAAGATCAAGTATTACTTCAGAAGAGACTTTGTTACTTCTGGATCTAGCGGTGGTGGTACTATTACATTTGCTGCACAACTACCATTTGGTACACAAAGATTCACATCTTTCACAGAAGAGAATTACATCATCACTGTTTTGAATAAGAATAGTGCTGATCTAGTTGAAAATGGAGACATTGTATACATCGATCCAGATGCGGTAACTGTTTCATCTGCGACTGATACTGCTAGTGGTCTAACTTCTGGTAGCATTACATTTGAACTACCAACATCTTACTTCAATACTAATGTTGCTGGTGTGGCAAATTATGTTGCTCCTGTTCTAAAACTAACAGCAACACTAGAGGTATCAAATGCAAAACCAAGATTGAAGACAGCAATCAAGAACAAGCGTATTGTTATCGATGCAGCTGGTGATAAAGTCGTTCCGCTGAGAGGTACTGACTACGATTCGGATGTTATTGAAGCATTGTCGTTCTCTGATGCATACAAACTACGTTATGTTTATGAAGGAACTAGCGCACAACCACCTGAAATTGATAGTGCTGGCAATTTGATTTCTGGTACAGATGTAACTAATAGATATACATTTGATAATGGACAAAGAGACACAATTTATGATGTTTCCAGAATTGTAATCAAACCAGGATTTGAACCAGCAGTTGGACAATTAGTGGTTGCTTTTGATTACTTCGAGCATTCTCAGGGAGACTTTGTAACTATCGATAGTTATCTCCATGAAGCAGGAGTTTTGGAAGAAGAAATTCCAACATTCAATTCTTCAGTTCTAGGAAATGTAGAACTCAAGAACGTTATTGATTTCCGTCCAAAAGTCAATAGCAGCACAATTGTTGCTGGTTTCCAAGATAAAGCATCACTAGAAGTTACTACAAGCAACTTTACAGGTGCTGGTTCTGTTGTAGCAGCAACACCTGCTCCAGATGCAAATCTAGAGTATACCTTCTCGTTCAGTCAGATTCAATATCTTGACCGTATTGATGGTATTTTCCTCAATAAGAATGGAGAGTTTGTTGTCAAAGAAGGCAATTCTTCACTAAATCCATCCAAACCAGATCCTGTCAAGGATGCTGTTGCTCTCTTCTATGCTTACATCCCAGCATATACAACAACTAGTAAGGATGTAAGAATTACTCCTGTTGAGCATAAGCGTTACACAATGAAGGATATCGGCAAACTTGAGAAGCGTGTCGAACGTCTAGAGTATTATACCACTCTAAGCATCCTTGAGCAGCAAGCATTGAACATGCAGGTCAAGGATGAAATCGGAATGGACAGATTCAAATCTGGTTTCTTTGTAGACAATTTTGAGACTCATGGTATTGGCAATTTAGTCTCTGCTGATTATAAGTGTTCTATTGATAGCAGACAATCTGTCCTAAGACCACAATCTAAAGAAGATTCGATTCTTCTCAGAGAAGTCAACACCAGACAAGATCAAAGAGCAGTTGCTGGTTATCAAAAGACAGGCGATATTGTGACTCTACCATATTCTAGTTTGAAACTTCTCGGAAATGATTTTGCTTCCAAGACAATCAATCCAAATCCATTTGTTGTATTCCAGTATGTTGGTGAAGGATCTATTTCGCCACAAGTTGATCAATGGTATGATACCAGTCTAGAACCTTTAGTTGTTGATACTAACACAAGTCTTTACGATATTTTCATCGCAAAGGATGACACCAAAGAAAGTCTTTCCAGTCTATATGGTTCCTTCATTGTAAACTGGGTTGGTTCTTCGCCTGCTTTCACTACGATCAATTCATTGGGTGAAACAAATACTGGCAATGCCAAAGCATCTGTAAAAGCTGCTTCTGTTGGAAGTTCTTCCAATATCAGTCCACAAAACAATGATCTAGGTAAAGGCGTACAAACTAAATCTGTTGGAGAAAGTGTAGTATCTACTTCACTGCAATTCTTTGCAAGATCGAGATTGATCAAGTTTGTAGTTGGAAGACTCAAACCCCTAACTAAAGTATCCGTATTCTTAGAAGGAAGAAACGTTGCACGTTGGGTAAATCCTGATTTGAGATTTACTGGTATTGCAGGCAATTCACCATCCGCTTTCAATGGTGATCTAGTAACTGATGAAAATGGTAATGCTAGCGGTTTGATTATTTTACCTGCTGGATATGCTCCAAGAGAAAATGCAACTTGGACTGGAGATGTAGATACTGTAGAATATGATGAAAATTCTGAAGAGTTACGCTTTACAACTGGAGAACTAACCTTTAGATTTACATCCAGTGATACTAATGCAGATAAGACAACTGTAGATACTTATGCAGAAATCAAGTATTTCGCTACTGGTATTCTACCACAGAATCCTTCTAGTATTGTATCAACAAAACCATCTATCTTCAAATCTAATGAAGGAGTTCAGTTTGTCGAAAGCAATACTGACAATCCACTAAGACCCAACCCACTTGCACAAATTTTCAAGGTTGAGAACTTTGATGGTGGTGTATTTGTAACTGGTACTGATCTCTACTTCAAGAGTAAGAGCAGCAATATTCCCGTTAGAGTCTACATGACTAATGTTGACTTTGATAAACCTGCTAAGAATATTATTCCTGGAACAGAGAAGACTCTAACTCCCGAAACATTCCTCAAGTGTTATACATCTGGAAACGTTTTAGTAACAAGAGGAGAGTTTGTAGTTGGTGCAAGTTCTGCTGCTTCTGGTCCTATTGCTAGAATTATTGACAAAAATGGTGTTGAACTAACTCCATCAGCAACAGGAATTTATTCTTTGACAAATGAACAAGTGTACACCCTTGTTCTCGAAAATCACAATGGACGTTCTTTCTTACAGAACGAAGATTTAGAAATTCCTTCTGTAACACTAGCAAATGCTACTGGAGGAACAGATCTAAAACTATCAATTGCAAAAGATAGTGGTAAACTATCGGATATCAAGATTGTTGATCCTGGTCTAAACTACGATAGTGCAATTATGACTATCGAAAGTCCACAACTTCCTGGTGGATCTGTTGCAACTGCTCGTGTTGATGTATCTGGTGGAAAGATTTACAATGCAGAAGTATCACTATCTGGATTTGGATATACAGAAGCACCTTCTGTAATCATCAAGGGCGTTGGTAATGGCGCTGGAGGGTGTGTTGTTGAGACTTTCATTGAGATTGATACACCCGCAGTTAGAATGGGCGTAGCGACCGATTTCGATGGTCTGACCGAATCTACAACACCTACTCACTTTGCATTTGATTACCCTGTATATCTGGAGAATGACTCCGAATATGCATTGGTAATTGAAACAGACTCTACTGATTATGAACTCTGGACTTCTAAGTTAGGAGAGACAGATCTTTCTACTAGCACTGTAATTACAACACAACCATCTCTTGGTTCTCTTTATAAGTCTCAGAATACTGAGAATTGGACAGAAGATCTAGATCAAGATCTCAAGTTTAGCATGTATCGTGCTGAGTTTGATATTTCTAGACCATCTGAGTTGCTACTACAGAATATGAATCTTGGTTATGAACTAATCGACATGAATCCGTTTGAAACCAATGCAACTTCGTCTTCTATCGCAACTTCCACTCTCTTTAGAAACAATAATTCTATCGTAAAAGTAAGTCACAGAGATAATGGTTTTGAAACCAGCGGAAAATCCTATGTGTTCTACAGAGGAGCTACTGAGACTGGTGGAGTTACTTCAGAGTCTCTAAACACAAATCTCTATAAGGTATCTAATTCTGGTATCGATACTTACAATATTGTTTCTGAAACTAAAGCATCACAATCCATTTCTGGTGGTGGTCATGTATACGCTACGTATAATAGAAAGTTTGAAACTTTATATCCACAGGTCCATTACTTGACAGTCTCTGGTACAAAACTAGATACATCTGTCAAGACAACCAATATTGTTCCTGTTGATTCATCAACTACAAACTATACATCATACTCTCAAACAGAATATGAAAAGACTTTCTTGAATGAATCTCATTTCTTTGATAATCAGAAAGTCATTGCATCAGAGATCAACGAAACTCTCAATAATCTTGATAGGTCTCTAACTTACAAGATGGAACTTTCTTCTACAGTTTCTTACCTATCACCAGTAATTGATCTATCAAGTGCTTCTGTAAAGACTGCAACTAATAGAATTGAAAATGCTAATGGTCAAGAAAACAGATATGGCAGGAGAGATCAAGTTATTGAGTTCTTCCCAGTCTATGCTCTAGATTTATCATCCACAGATAACTCTGATGTTTATACAGATAATCTAAATCTTAGCATCAAAGGAAAAACATCTGCTGCTAACGGAACAATTGCTAAAGTTGATGGAAATAGAATCTTTGTCAAGGTCAAGACAAAACAAGGTTTTGTAATTGGTGAAGAAGTAGAACTCTCACAAACCCAAAATATTGCTGGTACAGTTACTGTTGGATCTACTCCTTCACTAACAACTCCAGTAATCAATAGTTCTACACAATCTGCTGCAGGAGAAGCAATTACTATTACAGCAAGAAATACATCTACTGTAGAAAATGCTCAAGATGACACTCTAAGTTACAACAACATTATTACTGGTAAGTCTATTGTTTGGAATAGAACTACGAGACAGTTGACACTTAGAACAGACATCAGACCTATTGCTGATGATTACAATTCAAGAATCATCGACAATGCTTTGTTCAATCGTAACGCAAATCCATCAGAGCAAGTAGCAGATATCTTCAGAGTTGGAGATGTGATTGCTTATCCAAATCAACCAACAGACGAAGCACTGTTCATGGAGATTTCTAAAGTAACATATACTAATGGAATTGATTTTGTTGCAGAGGATACTTCTGGTAACAGTTCTTCTGTTGCTAAGTATGTAACTAAAGAAGTTTACATCACCAATCCTGCCACAGCAATCAATGTTCATTTGCTTGCAAATGTAAAAGACATTGCAAATGTCGAAGTTCTCTACAGATATAAGAGAGCATCTAGTCAAGAAAACTTTGAAGATTTGGAATGGTTCTACTTCAATGAAGGTGGAGAACCAGATGATCTAGTAATTGCTAGTGCAGAAAATACTATTTCGAGCGTTGTTGAGAAGCAATCTTCTTATCAGGATCTCAAGTATAGCGCATCTGGTCTTCCCGAATTCTCCTCATTTGCAATCAAAATTGTAATGAAGGGAGTCGATCCAGCATACGTTCCTAAGATTCAGGACGTTCGTGCTGTTGCTGCATTCTAATTTCCGCGCATGGGTTATATCAAAGTCAAAGGGCATGACGGTCTCGTAAGAGACCAAAACACTGGTGCCATCTTGAATCACGACAGTTCTGCTATTGAAGCTAGACGTAAACTAAAGCACTTGAATTCCGCGTTGGAAGACATAAATATGTTGAAGGATGAAGTCTCTGAAATCAAATCCCTACTTAGAGAGTTAATAAGAAATGCCAGCAATTCAAGTCGCTAGAACAGATACCTTTGAGATTCAAAGGAATAAAATCAATGATATCAGCAATCAGTTGTTCTCGATTACTGCTGGTGGTAGTGATCTTGCTACTGGAAACCTAAAGATTGGTGATGGTACAAAATTACTACCATCACTAGCATTTGAGAATGAACCAGGACTAGGTATTTTCAGAGCAAACAATGGTGTTATTGGATATGTTTCTGACGATAAGAAACTATTCAACATCGGACAATCAACTATTACCTCTTTTAGAGATCTAGCACTACAGAGAGATATTGTTGCTTCTCTTGTACTTGAGAATGCTGGTACAAATTATGATGCTGGATTCTATTCAAATGTTCCACTAAATGGTGGTACTGGTGAAGGTCTTACTACTGATATAAACGTAACAGCTTTTACAGGAACAATCACGGAAGATGGTGAGGGTTACTTAGCAGGCAATTATAGTAACATTCTTCTTATCGGTGGTAATGGTACAGGAGCTGAAGTATCTTTCGATGTAGAAGATATTGCTGGAGATATTACAAATACTGGTAGCGCATATCTACCAGGAAACTATCAAGGTGTTCCTATAGTAACTGTTAGTGGATCTGGTTCTAATGCAACTGCAAATGCCATTGTAACAGGTTCTGTTGTATACAGTGGTAGTATTACCAATTCTGGTGCTGGGTATACTGAAAATACATATACCAACATTCCAGTATACAACGTACCAGCTACAACATACACTGTTACTTCTGTATCAAATCCTGGTACACCACCTCCAAATAATGTATATGCTATAAACGGAACTGCACAGCAAGCTCTAACTATGGTTAGAGGAAACACGTATCGCTTTGATATTTCCGATGCATCAATGCTCGGTCATCCACTAGTTTTCCAAGAGACTAATGGTAGCATTTTAGATCCATCCTTGTATTCTATTCAGAGTGGTGGTGTTGCAGGAGATTCTGGTGCATTTATAGACTTTATTATTTCACCCGATGCTCCAACTGGAAACATCAAATATAATTGTTCTGCTCATGACGGAATGGGTGCTGCAATTACTATTTCTAGTGGAGCGGTAGGAAATCATGGTTTTGGTGCTTTTGCAGATGTCGAAGTAAATGCTTCTGGAAATGTAATATCTTTAGATTTTACCACACAAGGAACTGGATACAAACCAAATGACACTCTAACACTTGCTCCAGCTGATATTGGATCTGGTGCTGGATTTGAGTATACTCTAGGAACATTTACATATTCTGGTGTTGTAGATTCTGTTCAGTTTGTAACTCAAGGATCTGGATATGAAACAGGAGATATTCTAACTATTGACACAGCAGATTTGGGTAATGTTGGTGGTTCTGGATTCCAATTTACAATCACAAACAATCCATCTAGTGTAACAAATCTAACTTTTATTCAGAAAGGAACTGGATATCAAGTCAATGATGTTCTAAATTTACCATCTAGTATTACAGGAATTACTGGAACACTAAATGGTGAGGTTACTGGTGTAGCTACGACTCTCAGTACAGCATCGACAAATATCACAGTTGCAGATTCTACTGGAATCACTATCGGCATGACAGTTTTTGCTGAGGCAGGTAGTACAGGATTACTAGCACCAGCGACTACAGTTTCTAATGTTTCAGGAACTACAATTACACTTAGCGCAGCTCCAGATGGTGATGGAGCAGCAACTCTATCATTTAGAAATCTAGATCCATTTGATGAAATCGTAGTATCTTCTACGACTGGCATTACTGACGGTATGGTTGTAACTGTTTCTTCTGGAACGGGACAACTTCCAGCTGGTACAACAGTGTCTTCAGTTGACACTAGCACGAATACTGTTACTTTATCAAACGACTCATCTTTCCCTGGTGCAGTAACTCTAACATTTTCTCCTGAATTTGGAGATGCATCAGTACAGTTCTCATATAGAGTTGATAATTTGGGAGAGATTGAAACCGTTTCAATCAATAATCCTGGTAATGGTTATGAAGTATTAGATTCTCTAACTGTACAAAACAGCTTACTGGTACAACCAGAACTTTTCACTGTTACTGCAGGAACATATCAAAGACTGAACATGTCTGGTGTTTCTGCTGGAGCTATCAGTGTTGGTGATAATGTGTTGATGGATACTGACACTGGAGATGGCAGTCCTGTCGCACTTGTCAAAACAAATGGTGGTCAAATTGATTACTTATTGGTAGAATCAACTACTCTTACTGCTGGAAATATTGTTGTTTCTGGATCACCAACAACATACACAGTAAGCAGTGTTGCTAATACATACCGTTTTGCTATTGACGGATCTCTAGAACCATCAATAACATTATATGTTGGAAGCACATATAGATTTGATCTTACTGACAGTTCCCTTAGTAGTCATCTTTTTGCTCTCAGTAGATTCCCTGATGGAAAGTATTCTCCATCTCAGGTTTTGAATGTTAGTGGTAATACTACTCAAGGATCTGATATTGTTACTGTAACCAGCACATCTGGAATTGGTGTTGGAATGGAAGTTACTGTAACACAAGGTTTGGGTCTTCCTGTTAGTAATTTGTTTGTTGAAGAAATTATCGATGGCACTTCCCTAAGAGTATCACAAGATGCTACCGTTACCAATGCAATCGTAGCTGACTTTAGAGGTGCAGAGTATACAGATTCTGTTGTTAGAACAGATGATTACTTAGAAATTCTTGTTAGAGAAACCACCCCTAATTTATTTTACTATTGTAATGTAAGTACACTTGGACACGAAAATGAAGGCGGATTTGATAATGAAGAAGTTCAACTAACAGTTGATCCAAATAACCCTAAAGTTTTTGGTAGTGATGCATCTTTTGTTGTTGGAACTATCTCAACATCAAATACTGTATTTGCAGATATTGAAACTGGAAAAGTAACAATTTCAGAATTGGAGTCTCCAATTATATCTGCCTCAAGAGTAACAGCTTCTACTTCCGTTACTTCAGATGATATAATTGCTACAAACAGAGTAGAGACTGATACAATTTACCAGGAAACTGGCGCAATTACAGTAAACTCTTCGTCTCTAAAAACACTTGGCAATCTCAATGTCAATGATCTTGCATCTGTAAATGCAACAACTGGTAATCTTGTTACTAGTGGTAATATCAAAACTACAACATATTTCAACTCAAACGATAAACTAAGAATTACTGACAATAATATTTCTATTGTTGATAGTAATTCTGATCTATTGCTAACGCCATTTTCTGGTAAGCAAACCAAGATTGATTCAACATCATCACTAATTATTCCAAAAGGAACAACTCTCGAAAGACCAGGAGCTGGTGTTGCACTAGATGGTTCCATTAGATTCAACACATCAACCGACCAATATGAGGGATATAGAACTTCCACATCATCTTGGGCATCTCTTGGTGGTGTAAGAGACCTAGACGGAAATACTTACATCAAAGCAGAAGATACTGTTGGATCTAATGATAATACTTTATGGTTTGTCAATGATGATGTCGTCAGTGTCAAATTTACCAAGACCCAATTATCATTTGAGTCTAATAAGAGAATTAGGTCTTCTAATACTAGTGCTCCAGCATTTATAGACTTTTTAACAAATACTCTGGTTAGTGTAGGAGATTATTTGAAGTGGAAGAACAATCTTTACGAAGTAATAGGTGCTGGTGTTACAGGAACTCAGGGAAATGAACCAACCTTTACTTCTGGTTCTCAAACAAATGGAACTGCAACCCTAGAATTCTGGGGTCTTGCTGTTGCTCCACTAACCTTTGAGGATATTGAAGAAATTAGAGTTGGACCTACTTCTCCATGTCCACTGGTTATCAATGGAGATCTTAGATTTGCCAATAATGAGATTACTACAAACATTAGTGATCTTGTTATCAGACCTAATGCAGGCAAAAAAGTTGTCATTGATTGTGGTTCGACTCTTGCTATTCCTGCTGGACCAGATACTGATCGTGGTGTACCAATTCAAGGTTCTATTAGATATAGTCAAACAACATCACAGTTTGAAGGTTATAATGGCGCAACATGGGGATCTCTTGGTGGAGTAAAAGATGTTGATCAGAATACCTACATTATTCCCGAACTTTCAGCGGGATCAAATGAAAATATTTTATATTTCTATAATGATGGAAATAATTCTGCTCAACTAACAACAACAGCTCTTGACTTCTACAACGTAGACACTTTGAGGTCTATGACTAGTGATGAATTTGAAATTACAGCATCGATGCTTACTATCGATAATGCTGCTACTACACTAGATAATACTGATGTCACAAAGACATTCCTATATTCAACGAAGCAATTCTTTGATATTGGTTTGTCTGCTGGTATCAGAATTGATCCTATCTTTAGATTGGACAATACTGGTGATGTATATTTCAACACTGGGTTTGGAACTGGCACATATAATGGCGTCAAAGTATTTGATAATGAATTCAAAGAGTTTGAATTGCTACAAGCCAGAATCGGCACTGATAAATTCGCACTACAAAAAGGAACTGTTGATTCTAATAACAGTATCATTTATGATACTACAACTGAAGAAGCAGCAAAAACTACTATTGTTGCTCACAACGTTTCCTCAGGTGATAAAGAATTTATTGAGTTCGGTCTTCTTGATGATGGTACAGATGTATTCTATACAGAATACGGCAATATCACTACTGGTGCAAACCTAATTGATGTTACGTTTGAGGTAACCGATGCAAATAAAGTAAGAGCGAATGTTGCTCTTACTGCAGACGTTACAAATACTCAAACGGTGAACGTCACATTCATGTCCAACATCTCCAAGAAATAAAAATGGCAAGTACAATCGAAAAATTTGATTCTGCGGGAGGATTTTCCGTAGATAAAACTGTCGTAGTAGACGAAGATAGAAATGCTAAAGATATCAATTCTTTAGAAATTAAAAATTCTTTTTATACTGATTCCAAAACCTCTCATTATATTCTAAGAGGATTGAATACTGCGGTTCTTCAACTAGACAATGTTGGCGGTCAAATTCCTTTGGCGGCAAATACTCTAAACTTTATTACTGCTCACGTTATTGGAACAAATCCACAGGGAGAAGTTTACTCCGCAAAGATTGAATCTGCTGTTATCTACGATGCTAATGGAATTGGCGGTGTTCTTTCTAGTATGAGAACAGTTATCAAAGACGATATTCCTTCAGCTCAAACATGGGATATTGTTCCTCTAGCAGGCACCAATCTTTTCAGTTATTCTACCACAAGAGCTGGCACTACAAACAACATCAAATGGGTAGCATCAACTCAGGTTGTCACTATTGAATGGGCATGATGCTAAATATATCATAGGAAAAGTATAGGCGGCAGCAAGCACCATGAGTTTTAATATCAATTCCGATAAAGAGTTTATTAGAGGCTCAAAACCAAAACTCGTCGGTGATAATGAACTTACTATTAGAGGGGGTTCTGGCACTACAGAAAGAGAAATTCTTAGAACTCAGTTAGATGCTAACACTGGATTGCCCCGTGTTGGTATCAATAGAACTGGCGAAAGGATTAACAATATTTCTGTCATTAGTGGTGGTAGTGGATACACTTCAGTTCCCTCTGTTCAGGTAGGACCACCAGATGTTGCTGGTGGAGTTCAATGTCTAGCATCTGCTTTTATCTTCAATGGCAGAGTTGTCAATATTGCTATCAATAATCCTGGAAGTGGATATACCCAAGTTCCAGATGTAACTATTGTATCAAATGATGGCAATGGTGGTGGTGCTGAAGCAGAAGCTTTCCGAGATACTGTTGACTTTGAACTTGATATCAATGGTGCTATTAGAACATCTACATCTATCATTTCTGATACTGCAAGAGTTCTAAACCTTGATATTGATAATTTTGTTACTCCTGACCTAGAACTCAGGGGTCCAAATCTCAAGACATACATGAATGGTACTGGCACTCCTTGGCAGAGTGGTATTATCATCCAAAAAGATTCTTACAGATATTTTGGTTCTAATGTTTATCAAGCACTGAATACTGGACAAACTGGAGCAGAGGCTCCAGAGCATACTGATGGTATTGTACTAAATGGAGAGGTACAATTCAAGCATATTGGTTTTAGAGTAAGTGATGTAAACTCTTTTGGATTTGGCGAAACTGGAGAAGCAGGTGTATACCCAAGATCCATTACTCCACTACTTGGAGATAGAACTGATAAGATTGCTACCACAGAATACGTCCTCAACCTAGCAACGAATGACGTTGGTGGTCGTATCTATGTTTCTGAACAAATTGGTTCTGATCTGAATGATGGTCGTTCTGCTGTAAACCCTGTCAGAACAATCAAAAAGGCGGCGCAACTAGCGTGGCAAACTCCTGGTGTCAAGGAAACACTAGTTGTCTCTGGTGGTGACTATCTAGAAGATAACCCAATTTCACTGCCACCCGATTGCTCTATCGTTGGTGACAACCTTCGTCTTGTAATCATCAGACCAAGAAATCCTGGTAAGCACATTGTAAAGTTTGGTGATAAGAACTACGTTATTGGTGTTACGTACAGAGACCAAATTGATTCAAATGGCGATCCCGTAGCAACTTGGGATTTTGCTATGGTCTTTGACGATAAACAAAGACTATTATTAGATTATGAGGTAAACGGTGACTTTGGAGTAGATTTCCCAGTCGGTCATCAAATCTTTGGACCTGATAAATTCCGTGTTGGTTTCCAACAAAATGGTGGTTTATCTCAATTAGTAACTGGAACAGAAGTTGTTGGTGTCAACACTGGTGCTAGAGCAATTGCTATCAGAGTTGATTTTGGATCTTTGTCTGGTCCAAATGCATATATTGATGGTACAATTGATGTTCAACTGACGAGTGGTTCTTTCGTTG